ACCGCTTCCCGTCCGCCTGCTTTTTGCCGAGCAACTTTTTGAGCGCCGGGTTCAGCCGGACCCACGAGGCTTCGGACATCTTGCCGGGCCTGGACATATCCCCGGTTGGCTCATTGCCTTCGAGATCTGGGTGTACATCGTTAGCCAGGTCTCCGTAGGCGCGCTTCAGGGTTTCGATGGTCACAGGCCAGCGCGCGATAACGCATTCGTCGTCCTGAATCCGGCTGCCCGCGCCAATCGTCATCACGTTGAGCGGCCCAAGCGGCATGAACTCGCAATCGCCCATTCCGTTGTTGAGCGCGGAGTTCCACTGGATTTTAGCGTAGCCCGTGTGGAGAAGTGCCCACATCACAGCCTGGGTTAGCTCCGCCTCGAAGTCGGTGAATCGCGCCCACATCCCGGTCATCTCGTTGAGCAGGTCTTGAAGTTTAGTAAACTCCTCGTCCTCGTTAGCGAATTTGACTTGGAAGTCGGGTTCGATGTCGGTGAGCAAGCCGGCCATCTCGACAAACTGCCGGAAGAGGCGGTTGACTGTGGGGCGGGAGCGGCCAAACCGGGACTTCGCGTTCCACTGCTGGCCGGAGATGTAGTCGATGAGCCGGGAGGTCAGACGGATCTCGCGGGAGTCCGCAAGTTCGCGCTCGCCTTCTTCGTAAACGGCATCTGCCCAAGCGAGAACATCCCGCTCCAGCGCCTTTTCCGGTCTCTCTTTGAAGTCAGCCATCGCGGAAAGTTTACCTGATGCCAAGGGTTTCGATGAGAACTTGCGGGGATATTTTCCTGGGGTGGTTATTCAGTGTGTGCCAGAGCCCCGGCGATGCGCGTCTCCCACTTGATGACCTCGGCGGTCAGATTCTCCACCTGGCCGGATAGATCGGCGTTCAATTTGGCCGCAGCCACCATCTCGGCGCCGTTCTTCACGCCCAACTTTCGCAGTTCGGCCGCCTGCGCGCCGTCGATCAGAACCGGCTCGCCAGCCATGCAGCACCGGATGAGCGAGGCTATTGTCGGATGGAAGCGCTCGCCCAGCGCCTCTTTCGCTCTCATCAACACTTCCTGGTTCACCCATACCTCGGCTTTCACGTCGCCGGCTCCCGCCGCAAACCGAACCTCGGTTTTCATCATGTCCGGCTTCATCGCCCAAAACTGCGCGTGGCTGAGCCGGTGGCCCATCAAGCAAAAGCAATCCCTGTTATCCCGCATCGCCTGGACTGCAGGGCTTCCATTGTTGCGGCACATCGGGCAGTACGCCCCGGTCACATTGTCGCCTGTCAGCATTCTCGTCTCCTACCACTCATCGCCGAAGTCTTCCAATCCCCGCCCTGGCCCGGCGTTGGCCATAGCGCTCTTGTAAGCCCACACCAGATCCGGAGTGATGTCCGTCGTGGCGAGGCCGTGCTTCGAGTGTAAATCAAATTCAGCGCCCATGGTGTCGAAGATTGGCGAGTAGAGTGTATTCGCGTTGCAAACCAGAATTGGCTTCACCTGCCAGCCAGCCTTGCCTTTGATCATCGTGTCGGCTTCCGCCTGGGTGTTGTACTGCCCGCGCTGGCGCATGATGTTGTCGTAGACGCCGTAGATGTGAAGTTCGCCGCTCTGCCGGACGTGCTCGGTCGCCGCGCTGGTCTTCAAGTGCTTCGTCGTCTCGCGCAAGCAATAGAGGCCGATCATTGCCGTCATCACGCCATCATCTTCATTTCCCTGCCCTTGAGATTTCCCGCCGTTCTCTAGCGCCGCAAAATCTACCATCTCGTCGAGCAGGTCGGCATCTCGGATAACAACTGTCCGGTCGAGCAGTGCCTCGTTCATGGTTCCGATGATCTCGTCGCGAGTCTTTGATGTGGTCAGCCAATGCAGGTAATTGCTCGCTTGATGCGTCAGCCGGTCTTTGAATTGCGGGCGGTAAAGGTTTGGGTAATCCATGTCGCGCAACTCGTTGCCGGTTGTGATGCCGTCCTTCATGTACTCGTTGGCTACTTCGGCACCATTGTAGAAGAGGCCGATTGCCGCAACGACGTGCGCGAATTTCTTCGGAGGTATCCAGCCCCACCAGGTCGCAACTTGTGTATCTGGCTCTATGCCTTGCCCGGCACGAAAAACATTCGCAACCGAGAAGTCTCCGCCGTTTCCAAGCGCAACGTCATCGGACACATAGTAAGTTGCCCCCTGCTCCGGCATCTCCCAGATGTGCATTCTCTTCCCGCCACGTCCCGACTTACGTCTTGGGAGAATCTCATCATCCGCAACTGGCATGATGTCGTCAGTGTTGAATCGCGGCGGCTCCATCGAAACCAGACTAATCTCTCCGGCATAGAGCGGCTTGCAAACCTTGTTGATTTCCTGCCATTCAAGAGAGTCGCGATCAAACGCGCAGAGGCCTGATGATTGAAACGCTTCATTGGGTGTGAGGGGATACGACTCAAGGAATCCAGCTTTGGTCCCTGAGCGCTTCGCCGCGCGCAGACGAACACGCCGGAAGTTCCAGAAAGTATCTGGTATCTCGAAGTGCTCTTCTTTTTTAATGCGCTTATTGAATGTCGTCTCTTCTTCGGATAAATCAAACGCTCCCTTGATCGGCAGATAGTATTTCTTTACCTTATAGACTGGAATCCAGACCGGGCGCATATCGCCGTCTCCATCAACCGCCGAACTCCATTGGTCATAAAACAATCCTTGACGCCCATATCCAGTTGACTCGAAGACCTGGAAGGTGTCGAGCGCGTTCATTGACGGCTTCACGTCGCCTTCGTAAATCTCATCGTTAGGCCAACGACTTACCTCTGAAGCATGGAGACATCTGATAGTGCGGCCGATGGCCACTCCTGAAGTTTGTGTCGCTGGAGATACTTGCAAGGCGGAGCCAAGCCCAGGGTCTACCATGCGCTCTTTCTCGTCGGCGCGCTGAAACTCAATGGCCCCTTTCTTCGTCTTGTACATATACTCAGGCCTCAGCCACCATGGAAGATTCGCATAGGCATTCAAGCTGAGTTTGTAGATATGCTCTGATGTTACCTCGTTCTGCGCGATAATCATTGTGAAGCAATGCGGAGTGAAGATGGTTCGATGGAACATAGCCGCCGCCGTCCAGACCGAGATACCTGTTTGCCGCGGCTTGAGAACGATAATCTTACAATAACCGTTCGCCGCCCACTCCTCGCACATCGCCTGATAGACAATCTCTTGATGGTCCCAGAATGGATAAAGGGATTTTAGAACACCTTGCTCGGTCGTGATGAAGTGGTAGTTCTCAAGATAGTAGCGGAGGTCAAGCGCTTTTTGAACTTCGTTCTCTATGAATACAAGACCGTCTTTGGGAAGTTCCGCCCAGGCGCGAGTAATATCCTGATCGCAGCGGATATAGTGGTCCTGCAAAACATCGATAGCGTCGTTGAGTGAGGAGTCTTTACGTGGTACTCTCATCCTCAACCTCTTCCTCGTCTTCGCCTTCGTCTCCGCCAAAATCTTTGAATTCGTCGGCGATCTCATCTTCGGCGCTGACTACCTCGGCCTCTTCGATCTCCTGTTCGTTCGCCAGGCCGATCTGTTCGCGCTTCTTGCGAAGGATCTGCTCGAAGCTCATGCCGGGACCGAAGCCGTCTCCGGCAATACCTCCGGCATTGAATTGTTGATTCAACTGCAAAGCCGGAGTCTTCGGCTGGACCGTCTCCATCATGCCGCGGACTTGCTCAACAGTTTTCAGGCGCATCGCGGTGTCGGGATGGGTTTTCACTTTCCCGGTTTCCTTGTCCACGAAGATGACCTTCTCAGCTTTCATGCCGTCTTTGAAAACAGTGCTTACACCTTCAAGCTGGTCCATCAGCACCTGGACAGCCTTGACGTTGAGCACGGAGAGTTGGTTGCGGAAGGTCCATTCCTTGATGCGGTCAATCGACGCCTTGACGGTGAGCGGATTGACGCCCTCCTCGGCCGCCAACTGCGCTTCGGTTTTTTGAAGGCCTTCGATCTGGAACCAGCGCCGGAGATCTGCCTCGGTGGGACTCGCCAAGTTCCGATAGCGGTTCACGCGGCTCTTGCTGCGCACGGCCAGCGCCGAACCTGGCGGCGGCACAGGAGCTTTGGGTGGCCTGTCTTGCTTTATTTTTGCCGCTGCGGGCATGGACTAGACCTCGGCTGGGGATTCTGTGAGGAGCGCCTGCTCTTCGGTTTGGGCTTGCTGATCGAGGGCCGCGGTGGGGCTCAAGCCAAACCCGGACGGAGGCGCGCCAAAAGTGGACTCCTCGGGCGCAAATTCTTCGGCGCCGTACTCGTGTGTCGACCTGGACTCGGTTTCGAGGAAGAGCTGCTGGAGGACGCCGATCGCCTTCTCCAGCCGGAGGCAGGCTTGGATGCTGCGCGCGGCGGCACCCTGTAGAGCCTCAGCGTTGATTTTGTCGATCCCGGCCTGCATGGCGGCGCGGTGTGCTTCCAGGATGGCGGCCAGCTCCCGGCGGTGGTCTTCGAGCAGCCCGCGGACCTCGGTGCGAATTGCGACGAAACTTGACTTAGCTGACTCGATGGTAGCCTTACTCTCCGCCTGGTGCGCGGCCAGTAGCCGGCCAGTCTCTGCGTAGACTGCGGTGAATTGCTCTTTCGCGGCGGCGAGTTGGCGCTTCAAACTCAATGCCAACCAAATCAGCACGGCAACCCCGCCCAGCAGCAGGAACAGGAACAAGGCGGCGAGGATGGAGAGGGACACGATTCCGACAATGCTCATGGTTGGCAGTTTACGCTTTCATTTTTCCGCTTGCAAGTTTTTTTGTGGTGAGGTAGACTGAATTCGTCCTGCCGCCCAGGTTGGACTTGTAGGCGCCCTGGCTGATCACTGGGGTTGAAAAGTGGTGGGGGTGTCCTCAAGCATCCCCGCCCGCCTGCTTGAGGAGGAATTTTGAGTAAGAACACCGATATTTGGATGCCGCTCTACATCGGCGATTATTTGGCGGACACGTCGCACCTTGACGCTGAGCGAAGCGGAGCCTACCTTCACTTGTTGATGCATTACTGGCGAAAAGGCCCACTCCCAAACGACATCGACGCGATCGTGTCGATCACCAAACTCCGAGCAGAAAATGCTTCAAGCATTGCTCAAGCATTGCTCAATGAGTATTTTTTCCTCAATGGCGATGGTCGATGGCACCAAGGCCGAGCAGATGTTGAAATTGAAAAGTGGAACACTAAGAAACAGAAAGCAAAAGAGAAAGCGGAATTAGCAGCAAAAAGAAGGTGGAATAATAATGCTTGAAGCATTGCTCTATGTATTGCTTGAAGGTATGCTTAACACTATGCTTGGGCGATGCCCTTCACCATCACCTTAATCATCAGATGGGATTTACTTATTAGTTTTTCTATGTAGTGTATTTATCTCTCTGTACTTTTGTGGGCAAAACATCGAATTTGAACGATTTAAAACGGTTACGAAAGGAACATCAATGCCGATCAACAGACCGATCCTCCGATACCATGGCGGCAAATGGATTCTCGCGGATTGGATCATCGACAACTTCCCAAAGCACCGCGTCTACATCGAGCCATTCGGTGGGGCGGCCAGTGTTCTCCTCCAAAAGCAGCGGAGCTATTGCGAAGTCTACAATGACCTAGACGGCGAAGTGGTGAATGTGTTTTCGGTCCTTCGTGATACGGTTTCCGCTGCTCGGTTGCGCGAAATGCTCGAACTCACCCCATTTGCTCGGACGGAATTTCTCGGCGCATATCAACTGGCAGACGATCCTGTGGAAGCGGCACGGCGCACGATCATCAAGAGTTTTATGGGTTTTGGGTCTGCTGCCATCACCTCGCGGGGGCAGGTGGTGACCGACGAAGGTCTATCTTTCAAGGCGCCGACCGGCTTTCGAGCAAATTCAAAAAGGTCAGGCACAACTCCCGCGCATGATTGGCGCAGCTATCCTGCCGGGTTGCCAGAGTACGTTGAACGTCTTCGGGGAGTGGTGATTGAAAACCGAGACGCAAGGGCGGTGATTGAGGCCCATGACGGGCTGGAGACGTTAATCTACGCCGATCCCCCTTACTGCCCTTCAACACGGGATTCTGGCTCAGATTACCGCTTCGAGATGACCGACGAGCAGCATCGAGAACCAGCCACAACCCTGCATGGTGTTCATGGGATGGTTTTGCTGTCAGGATACCCAAGCCGGCTTTATGATGAGATTTACGGCGATTGGGAGAAAATTGAACGTCGAGCGCTGGGCGACGGAGCGCGGGAGAGAACTGAAGTTCTTTGGTTCAATCCAGCAGCCACTGCCGGGCGCAAACAGCCAACACTTTATGATTTAGAAAGGAACTCTCAATGCCAGCAAACCTCGGACTTCTAGCCGCAAGCCGCGTGATGGTCGACCAGGTAATCGCCCGCGGACAAGTACCCGTCATGTTCCTGATGAACCGCGCAACCTCTCAGGCGCTCGCCGAGACGCTGGCCACCGCCTACAGGGAGCGCTTGTCCACCTTCCGGCGGCTGTGGCTGCGAATCTGGCACGGGAAGGCTGTGCCGCAACTGGAGTCCCTGCACGGCATCCCTGTGGGCCGGGCCGACTACCTACCCAACGGGGGTTTGTTCCTGCAGAGCGTGGACCGAGCTCAGATGGGCCAGCCGGCGGCGCCGGCGGCGCCAACGTCGATGGGACTACCTGTCGGTATGGAACAGGCCGCCCAAGACGCGCGGCAGCAGCTCGCGGCGCGGGGCGAGGACTTCTGGAAGAAGGATCGCGTCCAAGCGCTGAACGACGCGATGGACGGCGTAGCGGCTGGTGAGATCCGGCCGACGCTGAAGGACCTGTCGAGTGGGAACGGCGAGCGGCCGTCGGCGAGCGACGTGCTGATGAAAAGTTTGGAGCAGGCCGATGATCTGGCTGGCGTGGTGATTGTTCGGGTGCATCGCAACGGCAGCGTGGATCTATGCCTTAACGTAGACCAGTTCGCCGCCCAGGGTGTGCTGCAGCACGCGCAGATGTTTTTGGCGCAGAGGGGGTACTGATGAAGCCCTACTACTCATCCACCAACTCCCATGTGTCCCGATGGACAAACTTCTTCCCCCTCGGAGCGAGATACTTGAGAACGTTACTGTTACCAGGGGAGCGATCACCCTTGAAGATTTGAGACAAGAGTTGCATGGAGACCCCGATCTCAGTCGCAAACTGGACCTGGGTCATTCCGCCTTGACGATCCTTGAGCATATCCCGCAATTCGCTGGCTGTGTAGGGATCTGGTGTGGGCTTATTACTCATCGTCATCTTCCTTCAGCGGTATGCCGTCGAATGCCGCCTGTAGAACATCGACCTGTTTTTGGAGAGTTTCCCTGATACGCTCAGCGTGTCCCACTCCATACTTCGCCTGGTCGAGAACGGTTTTTATGTTGGCTTTCCCGTCCATCAACATCCTCACCACCTTGCCGATCTTCTCTGGTTGAGTCCATCCATACGAAATCAATAATCCAGACGCTTTCTCATAAGCGTCGACTTTCTCTTTTAATTCTTTGTAGTATTTCTCGTATTCGTCCGTTCTTGTGCGAGACACCCCTTGCTTGTATCCCTCATCTCGCGCTGCGGTTAAAGCCGCAGCATCGGCTTTTGATTGGCGGTTACTCACCGCATAAATGAGAGCGGTTAACATTGTGATACTCATGGGGATCGGGTCCAAGATAGGACAAGGAACAACACATTTGAGCCGGTTCTTTTGCGCCACATACATTCCCCAAGATTCCGGCAGTTCGCCGGGTTTAACAATGTCTTTATTGGGAACGACAAGACCCCAATGGTGGCAATAGCGAAGGATAGACTCCGCCTTCTCCGGCTGTTTCAATTCCTTGAGCCAGTCGTTGCGTGAGACTTTCATCTCAAATCCTCAGATTGCCTTGCCCCGGCTCCGGTAAAGGCTGATCGCCATAGCGTCCGCTGTTCGCACTCCGTCAAATCCCGTAGCGTCTCTCACTTCTTCTAGGGTTATGTACGCGGGTGCCGTGAAACTTGCCTGAAGGCGAAGGAATAGATCATGAGCCGCGAGTTTGACTCCATCTTCCAACTCTTCGTCTGCCACAACTTCCGGTCCGATCAATTCTTCATATGTGGGATCGCTCATGCCTTCTTCCCCCAGGCGCCGATCTTGTCGAGTCCGAATGGAAGCGTCCAGGTCGACGGCAACACCCAGAGCACTCGCAGATGCAACTTCGTCTGCCATTCATCGACAAGCGCCGGGTAGACCTCGACCGCGACAACTTCCGGACCAAATATCTCGTGGAGGGCGCGCTGGATTTCTTCCCACGTCAACTGCTCAATGTCTCCGTGACGAATGAAGGTTGCCTGGACGACTCCGCCGATCGAAGTCTCCACTTTGAATAACTGGCATTCGATGCGGCTGTTGGCGTAGATAGCCATGCAGTTGATGAGCAACGGGTACTCCTGCTGCATTTGGTCTGTGATCTCTACTTTCTCGAACGGAGTCCACTGCCGGCCATAGGCTTTGAGTAATGCTGTCTTGCGAACCTTCGTCATCGTAATGCCTCCACTGTGATTTCCACGCGCTCAGGAAGGCCGTAGCGTTTGGCGCTTACGCCATGCTCTATCACCTGCGCGTCGTCCATGTAGATGATTCCCTTGAGCGCATCCATCACCGCCCTCTTGAGTTTGTCTAGGTCCGGCTTAACCGTGGGAAAGATGCGACGCTTTGGGGCGCTCTTGGGACGCGCGAATACGAACCAAGTTGTGAGTCGGACAGGAACATCAGAACCCCAAGGCTCATATATTCCAGCCTTACCACGGGCTTCAAGAGCCGTCCAGCCGATCTGTTGTCGCCAAGGCTTCATCTTGGGATTGTCGCTAGTCATGTTCGCGTGTCCCGCCTTGTCGATGAATGGCCTCATGCTTCCTTGCGGGCGCGGAGTGCCGAGTACCGTAAATTCAATTCGTTCGCTCATCGTCCCCGCCTCTCTTCCCCGCTAGTGGCTGCTCTTCGTTGTGAACAAAAAAGTAACTATCGTCGTCGCGGTACTCCTTCTTGGGAGCGCACCAGCACTCAGGAACCAGGCAGTGATTACGGCCGAACGTCGGAATGCTGTGATAGACCGATCCGTGTTCATCGCGCCAGTTGATAACGACCCAGCCATGCGCTTCAACCTCTTCCAACGTCGGCACATACTCATCGTCAACCTCATGCCCGTCAGAGAAACAAAGCGGAGCCTTCGCCTTATAGTGCTCGCTGTCCGTGATGAAGAATTTTATGTACTGGCCGTTCTCGAACATGAGTTGGATGAAGCCGTCGGCGTCTTTTTCGGCGAGCTCGCCAACTTCGTTTTGCGTGATCTCCAGCAGACGCTGGCCGATGAACGAGCCGAGGATTTCGCGGATGTTAGCTACAACTTCTGGTTCGTCGGTCATCTTTTTTCTTTCTCCATGCAGCGGAACATCCAGTGCTTGAATTTATCCACAAGGAAGTTTGCCTGGGCCACGGTCAAACAATTGTCCATCGACCCACCAGTGCCGTCACTCTTCCGCGTGTAGAGGATTAGAACTTCCTCAATGTCGTCAGCTTTACCAGCAATATCCGCGGCGAGATCCACGATGCTTTCGATGTGCTTTGATTTCATGCCGCCTTCTTTCTCGGCTTGGGTCCGCGCTTGCGGGCAACCATTACTTTGATGCGCTCCAGAAATTCGTTCATCGGAGGATTGCAGAGAACATGGTCAGAGTAGATTTGATCAACAACAGGTTTCGTGCTGGTAAGAACTAGGACAGGAACGATACCTTTCGCCTTGGAAATCAGATCATCGATACCTGTGATGGGTAACTGCAAAAGCATCAGATCGAATTCGCAACTCGTCAGATAATTGAGAGCCTCTTGGCTATTCGTCGCCGCGGTGACGCGATAGCAAGTTCCCGTATTCCCAATAGGTTGAGGATGAGAGTTCATCAAGACATAGCGCAACGGCGAGAGCATGAACTCATTCTCTCCGACAAGCAGTATCTTCTTTCCTGATCTCATGCAGCCTTCTTGTGCAGCGGGTAATCCGCCGGGAAACCGCAGTGCGCGCAACCCTTGCAGCACGGCTTACCCATGGGCACGAACTGGTGGGCACCATCGATCGGAGTCGGCTCGGGATAGCGCCAGCCGCCGAAGTGGAGAGTGACCTTGTTTTCGTTGAGCGTCGGCATGGGAACCTCCTGAATGCATACTACGCAAGATTGCGGATAATTGCAAGCGTTAAATTGGTGGCGCGTCTTTGGCTATCATCGGAAATGGGATAACCTTGTCTACCTTGCCGGCGGCGATGAGCATCAAGGCCTGTTGGCGCCAGGCGACGGCCTCATCCTTGGTGATGACCCAGCCCAATTTTTCATCGCGCGGATCCGCCGCTGTCTGGAGTGAACCCAGAGACGGCGCGCCTTTGTGGACTGGACACAGGTCGGGAACGAATACCTCAGACCCGCCAGTTGATTCACAGGTTCCGTTGCCGCAGGTGAAGGACACATCCATCGTCCCGCAGATGAAGATAGTCTCGCCCTGGGTCCGGCACACCTCGCACACCGGCAAGTCGCAGGTGAACATCTCGGATTTGCTGTCTGTCACCCGGCGGCCTGGCGCGGCCTTCTTATTGAACAAGGTCTCCTCTACCGGCTCGATAAACTGCGCGCACTCGAAGCCGATCGGCGCATCGCACACGAGGTCGGTGAGAGCAATCCCGCAGAAGACGCAGGTGTCGTAGTCGCCGCGGCGTCGGATGAACTCTTCGGCGGATTCTATTAGTTCCAGACGGCTTTCGGCGTCCATGCCGTTCAGGAGTTGGGGGAAGGTGGTCATTTCAAATCCTCGACTTGTTGGATGCGGGAACCTATCCAGGAAACGACGGGGATTGCGAACCCGTTGCCGATCATCTTGTAGCGCGGCCCGTCTGCCATCGGTTTACCGTGGTAGGGAACCTGGGTGTGACCATCGGGAAGCCCCTGAAGGCGTTCACATTCTGTTGGTGTGAGGCGGCGCACAACCATTTGGGGCGCGACGTAGGTTCTCGAACTACCGCCGGATGCCGCCCGCACGCTTGCCATCTCCGCCATCTCCGCCATCGAACCGCCTTCGCGGCCACGGAGATTGAAGGCAACGAGATCAGCGTTTACCGGGTCTTGCCAACCACGTGCTCCCTCACCGCCCGGTGTCATGGTCATAGCAACATCGGGAATACTCACGGGAATAAGCATCGGCCCGGCGCTTGTATCGCTACTGTCAGGCTGCTTGCCATAGTTTTGCGTGAGGCAAGGGGCGATTACCGGCACCAGGGGCGTACCCCGCCCGGTTCCATCCTCGGACGCATCGAAGCCCTCGGCGCGCAGCGAGTGCGTGATAAGGCCGTACTCTTCCGCGCCCCGGTCGGCATAGGGGCGGCAGGAGACGGGCGCGGTGACCAGCATCCCCGTTTCAGCATCCTGTTGTGTGGCGCTGCCGGCCGCTTTGCCGGAGTTCATCAGCGAGCCGGTAATAAAGGTTTCACTCTCGAAGTCCATCCTGCCAGACGGGCCGCCGTGCGCATTGCAGGCTGTGGCTACGTCGATAGGACCGCTGGTATTATTGCCCCCCCATCCTTGCACTGCGACGACGGGGTCTTGTCCTCTACTGTCCCCCCCCCGTTCAACCCCTCGGCCACTGCTTGTAAGGCTTGGCGCAAGCTCGTGGGTAAATCCTTTCCCCGTTTCTCGGCGCGGCGGAGGATGCCCCGACAAGCAGTGCTGGTCAAAAAGTACCGCTGCGGGACCGCGCCAGTCTCCAAGATGTCCGACAACGAAGACGCGACGGCGCCGTTGCGGAACTCCGAAGAATTGCGCATCCAGAACTGCCCACTCGACAAGCGCATCTGTCCCGAGGAGAAAACCGGAGTTTCTCCATCCACTTTTCGGTACGTCAACGTGTATCCCAGCCATTTCTCCAACCACAGCAGCAAAGTCTCGTCCACCGTTTGAAGAGAAGAGTCCCGGCACGTTTTCTGCGATTGCCCATCGTGCTCCTGACCACCGAACAACTCGCATTGCCTCGAAGAATAATCCACTGCGCTTCCCTTTCAGACCGGCTCTCTTGCCGGCCACACTCAAGTCTTGGCATGGAAATCCAAAGATCACCGCGTCTAAGTGACCCAAGTCCTTGATCTGATTCTCGGTAATTTTAGTTACATCGCCCAAATTCTGCGCGTCAGGCCAGTGGTGAGCCAACACAGCGCAAGCGGCAGGGTCAACTTCGGAAACCGCCACACACTCCCAACCGAGAGGAGTAAAAGCGAGTTCGGCACCGCCAAGACCCGAGAACAAAGAGATGAATCTAATCGGCATTGGCGATCCTTTCATGTTCAATTCGGTGGCAATTCGGGCAGAGAATAATGCCGTTGGCTATCGTATGCAGTCCGTTCTTCGATTTTGCTACGCGATGGTGCGCGTCACATCTCGCTTTATCCCAACCACATCTCTCACACTTATTGCCGTAGTGACGAAGGACAGCGATAGACCATCCATGTCGAGTTTTGTAGCAATGATCCCCGTTGGAGATAGAGTAGCTTTTTCCTTCGTTCCACGCTCCATCCTGCTTCTTTTTTCCTTGAGCAACAGACCTATTCATACAACCGCACGAGCGTACAGGGGTAGATCGGGTGAGACTGTTCGAGGAAACAACTTTAACATTTCCACAAGTGCAGTCGCAAAGCCATTGGGCATGACCATCTTTCCCTCTACCTGCAAACCCGCGCACAGTGAGACGTTCTGTTTTTAGGTTGGTAAGGTCACAAAGATTGCCAGAGACAGGGACCAACTCCGCGCCGCCCAGGCCAGAGCATACCGACAGGAAGCGCATCACTCCACCGCCACTTTCTGCGCCAATGCAGAATCCACTTTTCCACGCCGATGCAGAACGAAACTCAGCAGATCGATGCAAATTTCTCGAAGCGTTTTTCCACTCTCTGCCGCCTCCACTTTCAAAGCCCTTTGCAACTCGTCAGGCACGTTTCGGATATTCAAATCGCCCATTTGTCACCCCTGTATTTATTGTAACACAGGTAACGGATGGGAAATCGAGATTTTGAAAAAATGCATGGGAA